ACTATGGCATCACTAGCAGAAATCCGCGCACGTTTACAGGCAGCAGAAAACAAAGGTTCCGGCAACACAGGTGGCGGCGACCGATCAATTTATCCACACTGGAACATGGAAGAAGGACAAAGTGCTTCTTTACGCTTCCTTCCCGATGGTAACACAAAAAACACTTTCTTTTGGGCTGAACGAGCCATGATTCGACTGCCGTTCAACGGCGTCAAAGGAGAGATGGATTCCAAACAAGTAATGGTACAAGTACCCTGCGTTGAGATGTGGGGCGAAGCTTGCCCAATCTTGGCCGAAGTACGTACCTGGTTCAAGGACAAGAGTCTTGAAGACATGGGTCGCAAGTACTGGAAAAAGCGCAGCTACATCATGCAGGGCTTTGTGCGTGAAAACCCCATTGCTGATGACAAGACACCAGACAATCCAATTCGCAAGTTCATCATTGGACCACAACTGTTTACCTTGATCAAAGGTGCCTTGATGGATCCTGAACTGGAAGAATTGCCCACAGACTACATGCGTGGTCTGGACTTCCGTATTGCAAAAACATCCAAGGGTGGCTACGCAGACTACAACACTTCAAAGTGGGCTCGCAAAGAGTCTGCACTCACAGAAGCCGAATTGGCCGCAGTGGAAACACATGGCTTGTTTGACCTTTCAACATTCTTGCCCAAGAAGCCTACAGAAGTTGAGCTTCGCGTGATCAAGGAAATGTTTGAAGCGTCCGTGGACGGTCAGCCTTACGACACAGAACGTTGGGGCCAGTACTTCCGTCCAGCAGGCGTTGGCGCACCTGGCAGCAACACAGACGACACTGTGTCTGCAGCACCTGCAGCAGCACCTGCAGCTCGTCCGGCACCTGCTGCTGTTGTAGCTGAGGATCCTCCATTTGATATGGAAGACGCTCCTGCTGCCGCAGCACCGGTTGCAGCACCCAAGGCCACACAAAATGCACAAGACATTTTGGCCATGATTCGTAACCGTCAAAAGTAAAATGACAATCCGGGGGAAACCCCGGATTAAATCATATGAAATTTTCTCTTGTATTTGACAATTCGGGAGATACGTTACCTTTCGATGTAGTGTATAACCACGAATTATTTGAGTTTTTTGTTGAAAAAGCAAATGCAGCTGGCCAAAATTCTTTTTCAAACCATCAATTTTTGTTCAAACAGGTTGATCCAAAATTAACTCATCTGCATTGGTCTTTGTCAAAAACAAACGAAGTATTGTATGATTTAATCAAAAAATCATTTACACAACAAGATATATTGATTAATTATCTTGACCAAGATTTTTTAAACAAAACACACTGCGAGTGGGTTCATTCTCAGCAGCGTACAGTTGACATTGACATTCTAAGACATAGCACAATTGCTGGTCAGGCAAAGATTGGAAATATGTTGCACGACATGTATCCAGACGAAATCAGACAAGTGAAGATTGCGCCAATACTGGAAAAATTAGGATACATATATCCTTACGAAGAAGTCAACATGTCTGTACATAGACTTGAGTCTGCTTTCAATAAAACAACTCTGGAATTCAAAGCGGACAAAAAATGGGACGTATTTGATAATCCATTTGCAAAAACCATGATATCCAACAACGATGTTGTGAATTTTTCTTTTGGATATACCTATGTTGGTCGCCAGTACTACAACAAGTTTGAATATTTTGACACCAAAATGCAGTACGATGATCACTATAATTACGAAACTTTGGAGTTTGCATTTCAGTTAAATTTGGCAAAACCTCAGACCATACCATACAGCAGTGAGTTTGTTGAATGGACTAACAAGCACAACGTTAAACCAATAACAACACAATTGCCAATTGCTAACCTAGCAAACATTGACAGCAACTTGTTTGAATATCGAAAGATATTGTACAGAAATTCTCGAGACAACAATCGAGCAAGAATAGTTTTACACTAAGGAACATTTATGGGCAAACCATTTGACATTTCAAAATTCCGCAAGGAAATCACTAAGAGCATTGACGGTCTTAGTATTGGATTCAACGATCCCACAGACTGGATCAGCACAGGCAACTATGCCTTGAACTATCTTATCTCTGGTGACTTCAATCGTGGCATTCCCCTGGGCAAGGTCACTGTGTTTGCTGGCGATTCAGGTGCAGGCAAAAGCTACATCTGCTCCGGTAACATTGTGAAACACGCACAGGAACAAGGTATCTTTGTGGTGTTGATTGACTCAGAAAATGCTCTCGACGAAGACTGGCTCAAGGCTCTGGGTGTTGATACTAGCGACAGCAAACTGCTCAAACTTTCAATGGCTATGATCGATGATGTGGCAAAAACAATTTCAACATTCATGAGCGACTACAAAGCACTAGCTGACGGCGAGCGCCCAAAGGTATTGTTTGTAATTGACAGCTTGGGCATGTTGTTGACTCCCACAGACGTTAATCAGTTTGAATCTGGCGAAATGAAGGGTGACTTGGGTCGCAAACCCAAAGCACTTACTGCTTTGGTTCGTAACTGTGTCAACATGTTTGGTAGCTACAATGTGGGCTTGGTTTGTACCAACCACACATACGCAAGTCAAGACATGTTTGACCCCGATGACAAGATCTCTGGTGGCCAGGGTTTCATTTACGCATCATCAATTGTTGTGGCCATGAAGAAAATGAAGCTCAAAGAAGACGAAGACGGCAACAAGGTGTCAGAAGTCAATGGTATTCGTGCAGGCTGCAAGGTCATGAAAACACGTTATGCCAAGCCGTTTGAAGGCGTGCAGGTCAAGATTCCATACACAACAGGTATGAGTCCTTACTCAGGTCTTACTGATTTGATTGAGAAAAAGAACTTGCTGAAGAAAGAAGGCAACAGCTTGGTGTTCACCACAAGTGAAGGTGAGATTATCAAGAAGTTCCGCAAGGCCTGGGAACGCAACGATGACAACTGTCTTGACACAGTGATGAAAGACTTTGCCAACCAAAAGGCTGAGGTAAGTACCGCTGAAGGAGATGATGAACAATGACATCACAAGTAGCAAGCGAAATTTGGAGCGAACTCAAGCGATACGTCAACACAGTGGACCGCGGTGAAGCTGCGGAAACACTGGTAGCTGTGTTGATCGATCACGACGAAGACGTTGAAGATATCCGTGATGCTTTCAAACACGACAGCGATGTTAAACGAGCACTCACTGCATATCTTGACAACGACAAAAGTTATGACGATGAAGACGACGAAATTGACGAAGATGAAGACCACAACGAAGACGATGACTGGGAAAACTAATGTGGTATAGCCGCGTTACTGCAAACTTGGGAGAAATCCCAAGTTTCATCGCACACTACGAAAATGAACTGCTGGAAGCCAAAAAAGATTGCAGAGTTTCAGGTGTGATCGAACACCGCATCAAAGAGTTACCGGGAATCACTGAGCAAAGGTTCAACCAGCTGCAAGAAATTGAAGCGGTGTTGAACTATCTCAACATTCAGTTACGAAAGATTCGTCGAAAACATTTCCAGAAATATCTGGAAGCCTACGCTCGTGCACTGACCAGCAGAGATGCTGAAAAGTATGTGGATGGCGAAGATGAAGTCATTGACTACGAAACCATCATCAATGAAGTTGCATATCTAAGAAATCGTTGGCTGGGAATCATGAAAGGCCTGGACACCAAACAGTGGCAAATGGGACACATTGTTCGATTGCGCAGTGCAGGTATGGAAGATATTCAGATATGACCCAAGACCTGCTGTAAATATCCTTATGAAAATTGTACTTGTTACTGGCGGGTTTGATCCCGTACATTCCGGACACCTTGCCTACTTCAAAGCAGCTCGCACACTAGGCGATAGACTAGCAGTAGGTGTTAACTCAGATGCATGGCTGACTCGTAAAAAAGGTCGGCCATTCATGCCTATGCAAGAACGTTTGGCCTTGGTAGGCAATCTCAACATGGTAGATGAAGTCGTGACCTACGACGATTCAGATGGTTCTAGTTCAGATGCTATACGGGTAATTCGCGCTCGTTACCCCGATGCTGACATTGTGTTTGCCAACGGCGGCGACAGGACAAAAGACAACATTCCTGAAATGAGTGTACAAGACTCACGCCTGGAGTTTGTGTTTGGAGTAGGCGGCGAGGACAAACGCAACTCCAGCAGCTGGATCTTGCAAGAATGGAAAGCGCCCAAGACTGAACGTGCTTGGGGCTACTATCGTGTGCTGCATGAAACCCCGGGTATGAAGGTCAAGGAGCTAACAGTTGATCCGCATCAGAGCCTGAGTATGCAGCGTCATCAACATCGACAAGAATATTGGATTGTGAACGAAGGTGCTGCTGTGGTAAATTCTACAACAGATGGTGGGTATGCACTACCTCCGCGACACCTAGACAAACATGAAGAATATCACGTGCCTTTGTTGGGTTGGCATCAACTTACTAATCCTTATGATGTGCCACTGAAAGTAGTGGAAATTCAATACGGTGAACAATGCATCGAAGAAGACATTGAACGACGATGAAACCAATTCCTGTATTTGTAGGCTACGATCCCAGAGAAGCCATTGCGTATCATGTGTGTGCAAATTCAATCATTCGCAACAGTAGTCAGCCAGTGGCTATTGTGCCTGTGGCGCTAAACTTGTTTCGAGACTACAGCGAAACACACACTGATGGATCTAACCACTTTATCTACACACGCTTCTTGGTTCCTTATCTGTGTGATTTCACTGGTCATGCTATCTTCATTGATGGCGACATGATTGTGCGTGGGGACATTGCGGAACTGTGGGCACAGCGTGATGCCTCTAAGGACGTACAAGTAGTCAAACATGACTACAAGACTCGCATGCCCGTCAAGTACCTTGGTGCCAAGAACGAAGACTATCCACGTAAAAACTGGAGCAGTGTTATCTTATGGAATTGTAATAGTTTTCCTAACCGGCGTCTTACCCCAGACTTTGTTCAACACGCCACAGGCAGTGAGCTACACCGCTTCTCGTGGTTAGACGATGATCGCATAGGCGAGTTGCCAAAAGAATGGAACTGGTTGCCCGATGAGTACGGGCCAAATGCCGACGCCAAGTTACTGCACTACACACTGGGCACGCCATGCTTTCAAGAGTTTGCTGACACACCGCAAGGCAACGAGTGGCACAGAGAACGTATTCTAACTGAATACTGCCAACAGCGTTAATGCCAGTGTGCCCGTACCAAGGCATGGTCCAACATAGTACTGGGCTTTTGACTGACTTTTCTAAACATCAACAATTTCACCTGGTCAAGAGTGTAATACATATCTTTGCGTGATGCAATGTGAAACCATTCTGCTGGACAGTGATCTGTTAGTACTGAGTGTTTGGTGTGCTCACTCACAATAGCTTGATCTCCGTACAACGGCGGCACACTGTACAGACTTTCCCAGTGAGATAACGGACGGCTGTTGTACAAATTCCACAGGTAACTATGATCGCCTTGCCAATACATAAAGGCGCTTGAGTGTATGTTCTTGTCAGACTCAATCCACATCACAAACTTTTGGTGTTGTATGCGACTGATTATTTCGTCTAGATTACCGCATACCACAGTGTCGAGATCCAAGAACATGGTTGGTCCTGATAGTATGCCTGGACGAAACAACTGCATCTTGCTCCAGAAACCATGATCTCCGGGTAGTAGTTCAACTCGCTTGCATGGTACATCGCAATCACTGAAACATATAAATTCGTGTGGAATTGTTAGATTGCGTTGAACACCACACCGAAGTTTTTCAACCCAGGAGGCATCATATCCAACCTTGCCGCCTTGCCGCAGCAAACAAACTACATTAATCATTGTAGCGTTCTAGTACTAGCAGTCCAGATGATTTATTACAGTGTTCAACTATGTGCCAATCTCTGTTGTGATGCAAGTAATCTATCACAGCTTCAAACACACCAGGCCAATCACTAGGGTCGTGCAACACAATGTATTTTTTTGCCAGACTGGCATGCTTGTTTAATTCAGCAATGCAATGATCTCGTTTGTGCACTGTATCAATAAACAACAAGTCACATTCTTCGGCTTTTACTTCTAGACTGTTGCCTACAGAGAATTTGAAATCTGTTCCATTTTGTTCAGCATTGTATGCTAATTCGTCAAGCACAGTCAGATATCGGTCAGTAATATCATAACTGCGTAAACGTTTGGGCAGTCCTGACAACCAGGCACAAGTACTTAGACCTGTGTATACTCCAAACTCTATGATACTATCAACACTGCTGGCATACCGCTTGTAGGTATCAAATCTTGTGGGACTGTCTCCTAACCAGTTGGTTGGAACAATCTTTAAATCAACATAATCAGATCTAAGTTGTTCTAGTGTTCTCATCGTGACATCCAATACACGCCCAGTTTGCTTTTTTGACTCTTGCGATAGGAATCTTTGATGTAGTGTCCCCAGGTATCTACAACTTCTTCATGACTCCAATCGTCTTTGACATGTGCTTCATGCGGGTTAGGATATGCATGTTCATCTTGTGGCATGTGCCTAATAGGAATACTCACAATCAACATTTTGGCCACTTGCAGAATACGATCTACAAGGGCAACAGCATCTTGTTTGGTCATGTGTTCCAACACATCACCGGCTATGACCACATCAGGATTTAACATGACCCAATCTACAGCTCGAACATCTTGATTGAGGACTTGATTGTATCTGCTTTCTAATCGGAATTCTTCAATATAAGGTTTCCAAATCTCAATGCCAATCCAGGTAGCATCCACACAGCACTGAGCATCTTCACGTATGAGTTTGATATACGTTCCTGACCCTGGACCAATATCTACTACAGTTTTGATAGATGCTTCATTGGATTGGAACCAAGCCAGTGTTTCGGCTTTGCCTGATTTTAGACTATACGACATTGTTTTCCTTGTAAGTTTTGCGCCACTAAATATTTATATACACAGATAATACATGAAAGCATTTGTAATTTACCTACCTGAACGCCCTCACAGCGTGGCATCTTCTAGCAATATGATACAAAGTCTTAAGAGCTTCAACATTGATGCTGAACTATTTGAAGGCACGCCTGGAGATCGAGCAGTGGCCATGGCCAAAAAGGCACAAAAGACTTTGTATCCTTACAGCATCAAGAATCGTGTGCTAGATGATCATGACATTGAATCTTTGATACGTCCTGAACTCTACGAAGAATTCAAAAAGAAACATCGTTATGAAATTATCGAACGTCAGCTTATAGGCGAAAAAGACGTTGGCAAGCTGAGTCGCCCGGGAGTGATTGGATGTTTTTACAGTCACTACAATCTGTGGTCTAAATGTGTAGAACTCAATGAGCCCATAATGATCTTTGAAGATGATGTCAAGTTCTATCGTGGCTATACTCCTGTGGGATTTGACGGAGTACTGATCCTGAGTCTAGGCAAAAGTGCTTTCATGAGTGAGCCACAAAAGACCTATTTGGAAAATCCCACAGGTCCTGCACAGGCTCGTAAGTGGCAGAATTTCAGTATGCCCGGAGCCAGCGGTTATGCCATAACACCCGATGCTGCCATGGCCTTAACCAAGTTTTACCGCCCTTACTGGTATCCTGCTGACAACGCAATCAATCAGTTTGTGGTACCTTTGCAGATCAGTACATATCTAATGGGTCGCAACACTTTGCCAGAAGAAGGCAATATATCCATGACCAAAACCAAGGATTGGATCAAAGAATGAAAGTAGGAATATTTTACAACTCCATATCCAATCCGGCTAAGTTTTCAAACAAGGTCATGTTGATGGACAATTTTGCTGCTGGTGTTCAGGCACACGGCGATGAAGTAGTGGATTTCAGAGACAACCGACTGCCTGATCAGAAACTGGATGCAGGATTTGTGTTGGGATATACACTGGAAGACAACTTTCGTCGCAAGATCATTGATCAGTTGCGACTGCAAAAAACCCCCAGTGTGTTTGTGGATAGCAACATCTTGCACTATGCTAGGTCAGAACATGAATGGCATCGCTATAGTTTAAACTCAGTGTACCCTAACTCAGGCACCTACTTCTTTGGCAACATAGACACTGCCAAATGGTATAGATTTGCTGGCTGGCATAACACTGCTCTAAAGCCTTGGCGCACCACAGGTACACATATTTTGATTCTGTGTCAACGCCCCAAGGGTTTCAACATGTTTACAGACCAAGAAGCTTGGCTTGACAAGACTTTGGCCAAAATTCGCAAACACAGTTCTCGTCCCATCATGATTCGTATGCACCCTGGTGACGGTACACGTTTCAAGCAAATAGAAAAGATACAGAAAAAGTATGGTGCCGCAGTCACTATCAGCGAGCACGCCAACATTCGTGATGCTTTGGTTGACTGTTGGTGCACTGTGGGCATCAACTCAACACCCAATGTAGTTGCTGCTATAGAGGGCGTTCCAGGCTACATTGAAGACACTATTCACAGCTGGGCCACAGATGTAGCATTTACAGATCTAGCACAAATAGAAAATCCGCCTATGCCTGATCGTACTAACTGGGCTCATCGAATTGCCAACATACACTGGAGCAATGACGAAGTGCGTTCAGGTCAGTTGTGGGCGGCTATCAAGAACTATATCGCTTCTGCTCGGCAATAAAGCGTGGTAGGTCTTTTCGTGTGCCCTTGGCAGTCCATATCACACTGTCAGGGCGCATATCCCAGTCGATCATGGTGATAGGCAAATGACCACTAGCATAGCGTGGCACAACTTGATCCAGGATGTCTTGATCTAGTCCCCAGTAAATGCAATCACTTTCCAAGCTAGATCTCAATGCCTGACTGTACTCAGACAAAAACTGTTGACTACGACCTTGTGCATGTAGATACATGCCCCCAGCTAGTATGCGAGCCTTGGCTCCTGTAATCTTGTGCAGATAAAAATCATGTTCTTGATCAAGTCTGGGTATCGATGCACGAACCACAGCATCCACATCCATGCTCATGAACGATGTTGCTGGTGCCAGTTCAGCCAGTCTGATGAATCTTGCACAAGCATAGTAGGTTTTTTGCATGCGATGATGCAGATCACGATCCTGCCCTTTCTTCATGGCATTACGAGTGCGTTCTAGTCTAGACTTGGATACAGTGTCGGTCAATGGCTGATTCCAGTACGCGGCAGCAGTGTCAAATGCTGATACGTCCACATGTTCATAACTCACACTGAGTCTGGGCTGTGCAGCACACCATGCCAGTTGATCCTGCCGCGGATTGAATATGTGCAGGTGCAAATGTTCTGAGGTGTTGGTGTGTATGCTGCCAATCAATGATCTGGCAAATTCGTCAAAGTAAGCTGAATCGCAAGCACTGTAAATGAAAAAGTCTAGTGGTGCCACAGCACCGTGCATTGTGGGTAATATCATATTGGGGTATTTACTAGCTTAAATATCCTGTATGAAAATTGCCTACTTTCCCGGTCAAGTTGCACTCAATGGCAGACCTGTGATGGAGGCCGTGCTGGACTGTTTGCAAGCAGCTGGCCACGAAACACAAGAGAATTCCTGGTGTGCAGATGCCGCAGTAATTTGGAGTGTGTTGTGGTCAGGCCGCATGGCCGCCAATCAAGCAGTGTATGCTCACTATAGATCACTGGGACTGCCAGTGATCATTGTGGAAGTGGGTGCACTGTATCGTGGCAACACCTGGAAGATAGCTGTGAATAATGTCACAGCTGAAGGCTATTACGGACATCAGACTCGACTGGACTGGGATCGGCCTCGCAAGTTAGGCATCAGTTTGGCCACACAAACAGTGACTCGTCCTGAGATTGTGATCGCACTACAACATGTCAAAAGCCTGCAGGTTGAGGCCATCTCCAACATGACACAATGGGTACAAGACACAGTGACTGCACTACGGCAACACACAGATCGCTCAATAGTAGTAAGACCACATCCTAGATGCCGCATTGCAATGCCGCTAGGAGTTACAGTACAACAACCGCAACGTGTAACCAATACCTACGACAGCTATGACATGCACTACAACTGTCATGCAGTGCTCAACTATAATTCAGGTCCGGGTATTCAAGCAGCCATTGCAGGTGTGCGTCCCATTGTGGATGAAACCAGTTTGGCAGAACCAGTATCTGTGCAGTATGCGGACATTGAAAAACCCTACACTGTTGATCGAGATCTGTGGCTCACACAGATTTGTCACACAGAATATACAGTTCCAGAAATCAAAGCAGGCCTATGGCTAAACAGACTAACACCAATACTGAACCTATAGATTGTGCATGTGTGATACACGGTACCGGTTATGACTGGGTATATGTGGATCGACTGTACAACATGCTGCAACGCAACTTGCCACAAGGCATTCGCATGCATGTGTATACCGAGCCTGCAAGACCTGTGCCTGCACACATGATTCGGCATGACTTGATAGAATGGCCTGGAATATCAGGCCCAAGACGTAGTTGGTGGTACAAGATGCAGTTGTTCAATGATCAGCATCATCAAGGCAACATGCTGTACTTTGATCTTGACACAGTAATTGTGCGTGACATAAGTTGGATTGCTGCACTGTCCACAGACTGTCTATGGGGCATACGCGATTTCAAATACCTACAGAATGCCAATCGTTCAGTGTTGAACAGCAGTATCATGTGGTGGAATGTCAGCAACCTTGCTTGGGTGTGGCAGGACTTTGCAAGTCAGAATGTAGCCACAGTGACTCGACGCTATCCTGGCGATCAAGATTACATATATGCTGCCTTGGGTCCAAACCGCATACACTATTTTGATCAATCGCAAGTACAGAGTTGGCGTTGGCAATGTTGGGATGGTGGCTACGACTTCTCTCGTCGCGCACATCGACTGCCGGGTTTGGGCACACAAATACCCCCAAACGCCAGTGTGCTGGTGTTTCACGGCAACCCCAAACCACATAAAATCACTGATCCTGAAATCGTAAAACTTTGGTGCTAATTGATCAATAAATGTGTCAGTGTTATAATTGGCACATGAAAGTAGTCAAACTCAATCGCAGATTCCGCCAGTTCAAAGACCACGGGCATGTTGTGGCCTTGAGGTTTTCCAACGGCTACAGTGACAAAATTCGAGCGGTTGAAAAAGTATGTCGCGAACGATTAAAGGGTGGCGGCTGGTTGCGCGAACACGACTGGTATTCATACTACGGCGAACGAAACAGTCGCTATGATCGGGATATCGGCAGGCCCTACTGGATCACATTCCGCAGGGAATCAGATCTAACTTTAGTACTACTTTCTACAGATTTGACCAAATAATGCCATTTTGCTATAATTAGGACATACAACACAACAAGGAGCTGATATGTCTTATGTGGTTTTTAAAAACGCCAAGGAATACGGTCCCCGTAAAGGTCTAGAAGGCCCATTTCACTACCCCAATGGCCAGGTCTTGTACTATGACGTTCGTGAAGGAATGTACTACGATCCTACTACAGACTTTTATGTTGAGTTGGATCAGGTCAACGAACTGCAAAATCAAATCTTTGATTTGCTGAAAAAGCAGTAAAAAGGTTGACCAAAATTGCCCATTTTGCTATAATACTCGTATAGCAAAGCAAAAAGGAATCATAATGCAGTACACATTGATTGCCGGTAATGGTAAAGTATACACTTTTTTCTTAAAAAGTGTTGCAGAATTGTATCAGCAATGCTATGGCGGTGTTGTAATTACGCCACAAGTACTAGCAGAACAAATGGTTGACCAATAATCGCCATTTTGCTATAATAACAGCATAGACAGTAAAATTCAACAGCACACTAAAGGAGCCAACCATGAGTGCAATTCGAGTCCTTAACGGTAACTACCGTGGCAACACTGTTCAGAACACCACATTTGAACTGGTGTCTGGTTTTCAATCTGGTGCCAAAGGCAGCT